GTGCAGAATTGGCTGCGATCGATGCGGATCCACCGAATGTCTTTGCAAGTGATTGCATAACCTCATCAACGGACGCGCCATCTTTGATCAATCCAAAGAGCTCTGGGGATAGCGCGCGGATCGCTTTCATGTTTCCGCCATAAGCACGCGATACTGCATCGGCTACTTCTTCAACCGATTTGCCGGTTGCCGCGCTGACATCAAGAACAGTTTTTAGAGCGTCCTGTGCGGAAGCTAAATCGCCAGTACCACGGACAAGGCTGGCAAGAGCTGGACGAAGCTCATCGTCAGCCACCGCTGCCGACATGGAAAGCGTGCTGATGAAGTCCTCATTGGCTTGGATCTGTTTTTCGGTTGCACCAGTAGTCGCTTGAAGTTGGCGCGCAAGTTGAGCTTGTGCAGCCTGATCTGCAGCTGCAGCCTTCGCAGTAATAACCAGCCCTGCACCTAACCCTGCAAGCGCAGCGGTTGCCGGCAGGAATGCTTTCTTCATTGCGAAAGCAGCCTTCTCCGAATTGGTCTCTAATTTCTTGAACTCCTCAAAAGTTTTCTTGAGTCCGTCACCTTGGAAGTCGGTGATGATCGGGATGCGAATAGCCATTAGATGTTGCTCCTGCTCAATGCTTCCGTGAGCTTGCGCTCGACTTCTTCTGTGATGTTCTTGATTGCTGATTCAATGTTGTCAGTGTTTTTTTCCACTGCAGGCCACATAGAACGCGAAGCCTTCCCAAAGGTCTTTTCCATGTTCTCAATCAAAGTGTTGTTCCACTCATAGTTCACGCCTTTGCGCTTCTGGGTAGACGATGACTTTCCGCCACGACCAGCAATATCAAACACAATGCCAGCAGGATTCTTTTGCTGGATGATAAACGCGCTGAGAGTCTCGTACTGTGCGCCTTTGTCCATGTTTCGTTGGCGTGCGCGTCGAGTGTCAATCTTGACCGTGATGGATCGGTTGGCAATTGCTTTGTCCCATGGAAAGATGTGTCGCCATTTACGACCAAAGCCACGCATGACTGTCTGACCGATGCCAGATGGCAGATTGCTTCGAGCGTCCGAGATCGTCGGCTGCATGAGTGCGCGATAATCCTTTGTGATCTGTCGGCGTAGATCTGGGGCGAGTTTGTTCAGCGTCTTGAGATCTTCCTTGATCCCAAATACCTGAACGCCAGTTCTCGCCATGTTCTCACTTCCTGTTTCTTTCCTCTAACACAGTAGTGACAGTGAGAAGGTCGGCAGTGTCAAACTCTTCTTCGTAGAAGCGCGGAGCCCACGAAAGACTGACCAGCAATTCTGCTAGGAGCCTTCGGTGAGTTCCGCGTGGGTAGGGTTTTCTATTTCCTCAGCGCTCACTTCTACCGAGTCGAGCTTGGCAATGAACTTGTCAAACTCTCCCGGCACGACGATCTTCGCTTGCTTGCATGCTTCCCACGCTAGGAACGCAAGATCTTCTACGCCGATCCCGTTCGCCATGTCTGACGCTTTACGCTTGAACCTTCGTTCCCATGCGACGAGTGTGACAAGATTAGTTGTCACTTCGTATGGGTCTTTGCCTGCTTCTGTCACCTTTAGGTGCAGTTTCATTTCTTCTCGCTTTCGTGTCGGACCGGTGCGCGGTCAGATTATGGGGTTACATCGGTGGTATAGACACCACCGTTGAATGTCACGCTGATCGTGCCTAAAGCACCCAGCGAACTAACAACTGGCAAGGTTGCCAAGAATGCACCAGTGAGTGTCATCTTTGGGTTAGTTGCCGATTCGGTTCCTGATGCTGGTTGCACAACTACGGTTGTCGTATTGCCCACCAATGAGACCAATGTTGCCCAAGTTTCCGTCGCTGCAAAGCTTGCGTAGAAGTCAAGTGTGATTGAGTGTGAGCCGAGTCCTGAGACATACTTTCGGTTGTTGTCTCCGAAAGCGGTTGCTTCAAGCTGGTCGTAGTTGATGTTTACGGTCGCGCCTGTGCACTGATCGGTGAGATCTACTGCGTTCACTGTCGTGACTGGATTCGAGAGGTATGTGCTAGTTGGCATGGTTACTCCTTGGATGCTTTCTTAGGTTTAGTTTTAGCAGGTTTTTCTTCTTCTGTGGTTGATACCTCAGCCTCAACGATGAACCCACCAGCAAGCAGCGCGTCAATGTTGATGCCAGCCTTTGGTGTGTAGAGCTCGCCGATTTTGCCAAGCTTCTCAGACGCGATCACAAAGCTCATGCTGTCTGCGCCTGTACTTCAATCATCATCTCGTATGCCGGCAGGACTACCCCACCGACATCGACGCTGGTCGGGGATCCTGATGTTGCTCCGACATTCGCGGTCATTACAGATGCAGCCATGTTGAGAATGTTACCCAATGCGTCTGAGTTGCCCGGACCCATTGAGATGATCTGGACGGGGAATGTCATCTTGGCGATGTTGTAGTTCCACATTGTGAAAGATGGTGCTGAGATGAAAACACACGGGGGTCGCAAATTGCGTGGATCCGTGACCACTTGCAAACCAGTAGCGGTTGCCAGTTTCGTTCCCAACGCGCTCATCGCATTGTTGAATAGATCGGTGTAATTGGAGACAGTCATGCGCAGGCTGGGCGATCAATTCCGAGAAGTTGTTTGATTTGTCCGTTCATTCCGACGACTGGTGTCTGACCCATGTCTTGGTAGCTAGAAAAAACATCCACGGTCCCACGGCTCTTGTACAACATTCCTGCATACATGACGGTTCCTAAATAGACATCTTGCGATGGAACAGTTGTCAGCGAGTCCCCTGTGTATCCTGCCTCAGCTCTGCGCCTACTGCAGAACGCATTCGATGCAGCTGCACAAGTTGTAACGAAAGCCTGATCGCCAGCTGTTGCTACAGAGATGCCGAGCCAGTCGAGCACATTCTGTTGTGTAATCCATGTGCAGGTCTGTGTGTATGTGACCGTGCCGGTCGCAGCTATACGCGAAACATCGCTTGCGGTCTTGGCGTAGAGAACCTGATTTTGGATCGGGACATTGAAGTCGTAAAGCAGATCGCCTTCGCTATCGATGCCAAGGTACTCAAACTCTGGAAGCGCATAGACGGTGTATGTTCCGTTGAATGTTGCATCAACTGATGTAACCGTAATGGATTCGCCGACTGCAATCTCCGATGGGGTGAGGAGTTGCAGTACGGCGTAGTTATCCAGTAGGTACTTGAAGGTAACGCTGTAGGTTGCCATGAGCGGAAGCTCCGCTCTCGACTAAGCCTGTGTGATCTTGCGGATCATGCTGGAGTTTGCAGCGAATGTTGCTGCATATCCGAACACGCTCATCTGGCGACCCAAGGTTGAAGGTACTTCAACGCTGAGCAAGCCACGATCCTGACGATAGATCTCGAATGCGTTCTTGTTCATAATGACCATGGTCTTGGCTGCGAACTTGTTGTCCACCACGATCTCGAGACCGAGTGGGTTCATGCCTGACCATGAAGTTGCTGAGCCTGCGCCTAGTGAGTTCTGACCGTTCAATCCCGGTGCTCCCAAGCTTGGGAAGATTGGACGCTTGTTGCTGTCTACGAGCGAGCCCATCAATGCCCATGTCGCTGGGTCTACGAAGATGTGCGTCGGCAAGTAGTTCGTAGCTTGTGAGATGGTGACTGCAGCATCGTAAATTGACTTGATCAAGTCCTCTGGAGTCAAGTCCCACACGCCATCGGCTGATGCAGCTGCAAGCAAGTTGTCTGCAGCGTAGTTGTCAATTGCGGTGAGGTACTGACCAGCAAGATCTTGGATGATGATCTGCATTGCGTTCGGATCTGTGAAGTCGATTACTTGGTAACTGAGCTGGGCACTACCAGCAAATGTCACTTTGCTAACCGTGTTCGACGCAATCACGGCAGTCGTTGCTGATACTGCTGTAAGTTCGGTTGATTGCTGTGCGACTGATGGGTGAGTCGTCCAAGTTGGGCGAATGAAAGTTGCACCTGCGTTGCCGTTTGGCATTGCGCGTGTGCCGAGTGCATTCAACACTGGAGCGATGTAGTTGATGTCCTGAAACACTGGACCCAAAATTGGAACCGGCACGATACCAGCATCGTTCGAGAGCACATTGTCTCCAGCTGCTGCTTCGATGTCTGACTTGTGATAGGCGCGGTAATCGTTCCATACGCGGTTTGCGTTGGCTGCAATTTCTCCGCCCTTGTGCATTGCTGCAACAAACTCTGCTGCACTTGGCAAGCGTGGCTCACGCTTTGCTGATGCGAACATTGGGGTCGGGATTGATGCCTCGACTGGTGCTTGTACTTCGGTTGCTTCTGACATTTCTTGCTCCTGTTCTTGGACTACTTCTTGAGTATTGCTTATTTCGGGATCTGGTTGGTGGATACTCGCAGCGATATCTGTGATCTGAGCTCCTGCGAATGCTGGGATAGCGACGACCGACAACTCGCTCCAAATAGCAGCGCGAATCTCCATCGTGCCGGCTTCGTCGTAGCTGAACTGTGTCGGGGTAATTCCGATTGACACTGAATCAAGAACTCCGTCTTTCATAAGAGTGAGCGCTTCCGTTCCCATCTGGGTGTCGCTGATCTTGGCTGTGAAGAGCATTCCTTCTGGCGTGGACTGGCGAGCAGTCACGATGCCGATCGCCATATCAGTCGAATGATTGAGAAGCAGACGAGGAGCCTTGCCATCAACTGGAAGAGCTCCCTCGAGTACGCGAACCGAGGTTCCGTCCGAGACTGTTGCTTCTACGCCATAGGGAACTGCGATGCCGGTGATGGTGCGTCGTGGCTGACCGTCTGGTCCAGCTGCGTCGATGCTGACTGATTGCGCTGTGAATTGGATCATGATGCGATTTCCTCTTGTGTGTTTTCTGCCGGCATGTCTTCTCTGT